GCATTAGGGACTAGTAGTATTTTATATGCATACTCTGGTGGTATCTTTTATGACATACACCCAATCAAAGCTACAACGACTTTAACAAGCGCATTTTCTACAACAAATGGATCTGCAGCTGTAACATTAACTTTTTCTTCTGCACACAATATTGGTAAAGGTGATATTATTTTATTAGATAACTTTACTGCCATTACTAATTCTAATTTTGGATCTGGTGATTTTGATGATACAAAATTTATGGTAACTTCAATACCATCTGACACTACATTAACTATAACTATGGGTTCTAACGAATCTGGATCAGGTGCGTCTACATCTGGTGGCATAAGAGTTAGACATTATTATCCGGTAGGACCTGCAGTAGAAACTGCATCTACTGGTTGGGGTCTTGGATCATGGGGTGGTCAAGCACAAGGACAGTTTACATCAACACTGTCATCTGGAATTAATGCAAGTGTAACAAGTTTGACAATGGCAAGTTCAACATCTTTTCCATCTACAGGAACAATAATTATAGGATCAGAATTAATTACGTACACAGGAAACAGTGGTGGAACTTTATCGGGTTTAACTAGAGGTGCTAATGGTACAACAGCTGCAACACATAGTTCTGGTGCAACTGTAACTGATGCATCAAACTTTTTTGCATGGAACGCTGCAGCATCAGGAGATATTGTTACAGCACCAGGTTTATGGTCTTTAGATAATTTTGGTAACAAATTAATTGCAACTATATTTGGTGGAGAAACATTTGAATGGGATTCTGATCCCACAGGTGCAACATCAACTAGAGCAACTATACTTGCAAATGCGCCAACTGCATCTTCGTTTAGTTTAGTATCAGCACCAGATAGACACTTAATATTTTTTGGAACAGAAACAACGGTAGGTTCATCAGGTACAAGAGATGAAATGTTTATAAGATTTTCTGATCAAGAAAATATTGATGGCAGTGATGCTTATTCACCTAGTGCAACTAATACTGCTGGTACACAAAGACTTGCAGATGGGTCTAAGATTGTAGGAGCGATTAGAGGTCGTGATGCAATTTATGTTTGGACCGACACTGCATTGTTTATCATGCGATTTGTAGGTTCACCTTTTACTTTTTCTTTCCAACAAGTTGGTACAAACTGTGGATTGATAGGTAAGAATGCAGCTGTAGAGGTCGATGGTTCTGCATACTGGATGTCAGAGAATGGTTTCTTTAGATATACTGGTAAACTAGAATCGTTACCATGTTTAGTTGAAGACTTTGTTTACGACGATATTAACACAACTCCTAAACAACACGTTAATGCTGGATTAAATAATTTGTTTGGTGAGGTAATGTGGTTCTATCCTAGTTCTTCATCTAGTATAGTAAATAGAATGGTGTGTTATAATTATCTTGATTCAACACCAGATCGACCTGTTTGGACCACAGGGACATTATCTAGAACTGCTTGGCAAGATTCCGCTATATTTGGTAAACCTCATGCTACAGAGTATGACACAAGTTCTAATGGTACATCCGGCTCCTCTACATTTGTTCAAGGTAATACTGATGGTGTTAGTTATTATTATGAACATGAAAAAGGATTAGATCAAATAAGAGAAGGTGCAACTTCATCTATTGTTGCAAATATTGAATCTGGAGACTTTGATATAGGTCGACAAGGTTTAGATGGTGATGGTGAGTTTATAATGAAAATAAGAAGAGTGTTACCAGATTTTCTTGCACAAACAGGTGATACAAGAATTACATTAAATTTAAGAGACTTTCCAAATGATACGGAAGTTAGCTCATCACTTGGACCATTTACTATAACATCTAGTACACAAAAAATAGATACACGTGCAAGAGCAAGATCTATATCTTTAAAAATAGATAACACAAGCACTAGTCAGTTTTGGAAAGTTGGAACTTTTAGAATTGACTATCAACCAGACGGGAGAAGATAATGGCAAGAATTGTACAATCACTAACACAACCTTTAGAAGACTACGATCAACAAGTGCAACAATCATTTGTTAGAGATGTAGATAGTATAGTGCAAAAATTAAACACAACATTTCAACAAGATTTAAAAGACGAAGCAGAAGCGGAGGCATACTTCTTTGGCTAATACATTTGTAAATAAAAAAGTAGATTTAACTTCTACATCAGCTACAACACTATATACAGTGCCATCAGCAACAACTGCTATTATAAAATCTATATTAGTATCTGAAGACTCGGGTAATGCAGATACTATTACAGTAACTATTACAGATACATCAGATGCTGTGTTTAGTTTATTTAAAACTAAATCTATATCTGCAAATGGTACAACAGAATTACTATCAGCACCCTTAGTATTACAGGAAAGTGAGATACTAAAAGTGACTGCAGCAACAGCTAATAGACTACACGTAGTCCTTTCTGCCTTAGAATCTAAGCCTAGAGAGGTTACAACATAGTCTTGATTTATTAGTAAAAAACTAGTAGATTAGCAAATTCCAGGTGTAATTCCTGCCTATATAATATATTAACTAAAACATAATTATGATAAATAGATCGATGCAACCAAGGCAGATGTATGGGCTAGGAAGTCTAGTAAAGAAAGCTGTTAAAGGTGTAAAAAACGTTATTAAAAGTCCTATAGGTAAAGCTGCAATGTTAGGTGCAGTTGGTTTTGGTATACCTGGAACTAACTTTGGTGGTGTATTTGGTAAAGGAGCTTTTGGAAAATTAATAGGTGCTCTTCCAAGTCAACTGGGTCCACAAGCAACAAGTGGTTCTGGATTATTGGGTTTATTAGGTAAGGCTAAAACTGGTTTTGCTAATTTAAGCACAGCAGGTAAAATATTTACAGGAGGTGGTGCACTATTATCAATAGCCGCTATGTTTCCTCAAGAGGAAGGGGAGGATGACGATACTTATGCAGAGCGTCTTAAAAGACTTGAACCTTTAATGAATAGGTACTATAGTAACGTAAACCCAAAT